TGCGTACCGTGCAACTCCCTAATTTCCGTGGGAATGTTACCGGAACATTGAGTCAGGGTAACCCTTACCTGACGATGCCATCTGACTTTCTCGCTTCCTATTCCCTTGCTATTGATAACTCCGGTTATGAATATCTGGTGCTCAAGGATGTGAACTTCATGCGTGAAGCCTATCCCGTAGAGGCAACTGAAAATGTTCCCAAGTATTACAGTATTTTTGACGAGGACACTTTTATTCTAGGGCCAACCCCTAACGCCAATTTTGCTACAGAGCTGCACTATCTGTATGAGCCTGAATCTATTACCGCTTCTTCTGACGGTACAAGCTGGCTTGGAACCAACGCAGAGAATGCCTTGCTTTATGGGTGTCTGGTGGAAGGTTATACCTTCCTCAAGGGCGATGGTGAGCTGCTCCAGTGGTATCAGGCTAAATACGATGATTCCGTGATGCGGCTTAAATCCCTTGGTGAAGGTTACGATACGACGGATAACTTCCGTTCTGGCATGGTCAGGAGCGTCAGGGTCTGATGTTTGTATCACAGATGAATGGCAGCGCCGGTTCGGTGATGGTCGAGACAACCCACAAGCGTGGCTTTACTGTTGACGAGTTAGCAGCAAGCTGTGCTGCCAAGATCATTTCCGTGGCAGCCAGTGCAGACCCTGTTATCAGGCAGCAGGCCGAGGCGTTTAAGTCATCGATTGAGCAGATTGTTTTGATGTATCTGCAACAGACGGCGAAAAGCGAGCGAACAACTATTTATAATCTTTTACTTGATGCTGGAGAAACCGCTCTAGCCGAACAGATAAGGAGGCTTTGATGGCTTTTACTGGCAACTATATGTGTACCAGCTTCAAGAAAGAGCTGATGACTGCAACACATAATTTCACGAACTCTACTGGTAACACGTTCAAGATAGCGCTGTATGACAACAGCGCGTCCTTTAAGGCGGCTACTACAGCCTATACAGCCAGTAATGAGATTACAGGAACTGGTTACACAGGTGGAGGCGGGGCATTGACCAATGTTACCCCTACCTCTTCAAGTACTACCGGCTATACCGATTTTGATGACTTCACTTGGAGTACGGCAACGATCACAGCGAGGGGCGCTCTGATCTATAATGACACATCCAGTGGTGACTCCAGCGTGGTAGTGTTGGACTTTTTAAGCGATAAAACCTCCACTGCTGGTGACTTCAAAATAGTTTTCCCTACTGATGATTCGAGTAATGCGATTATCAGGATAGCCTAATGGCAGGGTGGGGCCGCTCGACATGGGGAGCAGGCCCGTGGGGCGAAAGCGGTGTAACTATTGTCTTGAGCGGCTGGGGCCGCTCTACTTGGAATTCTGGCCCGTGGGGACAACCTGCATCAGCGATTGCTTTTGCGACAGGTTCGGTTGGCACGGCTACTGTAGCCGCTGGCGCTCTTGTTAGCGTCACTGGGGTATCTGCTACCGGCGTAGTAGGTGATGCCAATGTAGATGCACCCGGAAATGTATTTGTCAGCAGTGTTGTTGGCACGGGCTATGTTGGATCAGTTACCGTTTATCACAATGGAATAGCCAATGTCACAGGGCTATCAGCTACAGGTTATGTAGGAACGGCTGGCCCAATAACCAGCGTTGAAATTGATGTAACCTCCCCCGGACTAACAGCTTCAATCAACGCAGTAACCGTGACAGGAACGGGAAATGTTTCTGTTACCGGCCTTTCCGCTACCGCGACTGGTGGCGCAGTTACCGTAGATTTAATCCTAGAAGTCCCTGTCACCGGAGTTGCGGCTACTGCCGCTGTCGGTACTGTTACCCTTGTAAATAAAACTAACGTGTATCCAGTAGGGGTATATGCTACGGGTTATGCGGGTAAAGTTCTTATCTGGGAGGAAATAGTTCCTTCCCAGACTCCTAACTGGATTCCTGTTGTTGACGCACAAACCCCCGGATGGACAGATATACCGACATAATGAGGTAATGAGATGGCAACGTATGTAAACAATTTGCGACTCAAAGAGATCGCAACCGGAGATGAATCAGGTACTTGGGGTACAAGCACAAATACTAATCTCGAATTGATCGCGGATGGTCTTGGTTATGGCACCAAACAGGTAGCTGCGGATGCCAATGAAACCTTCACAATGCCTGATGCTACCGCAGATGGTACACGGGCCATGTACCTGAAGTTCACTTCAGCCGGTTCGCTAACTGCGACACGTACCCTGACACTTGCGCCCAACACGGTTTCAAAGGTCTGGATTATCGAAAATGCCACTACAGGAAGCCAGACCATTACGATCAAGCAGGGTTCTGGAGGAACAGTTGATATAGCTAGTGGCACGAAGACATTAGTGTACACAGATGGGGCTGGGTCTGGAGCCGCTGTGTATACGGGATTGGACGAAGATAGTGCTGGTGCTGACATAGCCTCGGCAACGGCTACCGACCTTACTGCCGCTACTGGTAACGTAGTAGTCATTACAGGCACAACGACAGCTACAAGCCTCACAATGA